GAAACAGTCCACGTCGCAAGTCATTCCTTAGTTTGTCAAGAGATGAATTGGAATGCATCACCTAGCCTAGATAAACTACGTAAAGCAACTATTAGTTGGATACTAGAACCACTAGGCACTAATACCTACGACAGGTATTTGGATAAAAAATTCTGGCTGGATTCCAGTGATCGCTTAATGTATGAAGGGAAAGCCCCTGAGCTTTTCGAGACTAAGCGAGCACGAATGCCTGCCTTCTTTGAGCACAGTAATGTCAACCTCCCGCAATATGCTTGAGGCCATTTACGGTCCTCAATTTAATCAATATCTCCTGGATGAACTCCGGGAGGTCTTCCCACCTTCGACTCCTATCCCGACAGATACGGTGTCAAATATAATGTACAAAGCCGGACAACAATCAGTTGTTGAATGGCTAACTAAACGAATGGAGGACGACAAGTAAATGCCTGACAAGAATTATTGGCCTGAAGAAATCTGGAATCCAAGGAGTCCACATTCTGATGATATGGGGATGGCACCTTTTGTCAAACCAATAACACAAACCGATAGCATAGCTGAGGATTTAGGTTTCCCAGATAATTGGAGAGATTATGATGATAGTATTGAAACCGTCAGTGCATGGGATACAACAACTAACCCACTATATGAAGCTGCTGCTGCTGCTAATGATATGGATTTTGGTGATCTAGTAGATGATATAAATGCACTAGGTGATGAAGCAACTTACAACGCAGGTAGAGATGTAGCCGAAGGTTGGTGGCAAATCCCTGCGGATCATGAAACGCATGGGGAAACACATGCTGGGCAGTGGGTTAAAGGATATAATACCTTCGGTACTGCTGGCATCTGGTCCGGGACGGAGTTCCATAATCTACCAGAATACAAAGATACTCAAACATTAAATGATGAAGGTGAAACAGTAAGCGCATTAGGAAGTAAATATGATTGGGGTATCCGCGCTAATAGCTCAACTTCTTCAATCAGGATGAGATTAAATAGATTGCAAGATTTTTTAGTCGAAGAAGTGAAAGGTATGAAAGGTGTGAGTCAGCCTATAATAGAGCGTGGGTTGAAAGGTTCTGACTATGGTATTGATGGTGATATCTGGGCACACTATGGCTTAACATCACCACCATCAGCACCGAAAGAGTTGAGTGATGATCACTTTAACTTTGATGATACACAAGGTTACAGTGAAATCAAACCCTCTAAAGTAGATTTTGGTAACAATGAGTGGGTTGATGCTGCAATGCGTCAAGGTAGTAATGATTACCGTACTCAACCTATAGAACAAACAACAAAGGATAGTTAATTATGGGATACAGTAATTTTATGGATCAGTTCCGAACCGCTGGAGGCGGGTTCGGGATGAAGGCTTATAATGATGCTCGGGCTAGGGGCTTCAGCGGAAGACAAATCAAAACTGCAATACAACAGATCGGACGCAACACTACCGGCCGAAATACAATGGGTGCTGCCTTCAAAGCACAACTAGCACAACACACTGGAGGACAGTTCCACAAACCTGAAGTTAGAAACTTCTCTAGGTTCCAGGGTACGGGTGGCCAGATGGGGATCAAATCTTATATGGATGCCAAGAATGAAGGCTTCACACCAGATCAGATTAAATCAGGCTTACAAGGTACAGGTATGTTCATGCCTTGGCGTGCGTCAAGACAATATGAAATGGATAAAGAAAATGAACGTCAGAGAGATGCACAGCTAGATTACATTAGGTCATTAGAGGAACGTTCGGAGACAACCCCTACTACTATTGGACGTAGTGCTTCTTATGCTGTAGGTAAAGGTGGTAACACCCAGTTAAAAATAAAAGAGGAGCCTAAGAAGGGTAAAAGAGGTTCAGGATTTTTCAACAGAAAAAGTTGGGGAGTTAAACCGATGAACCCCTTGAATTCTGGCGGTTTCGGAGCGGCTAAGGCTGCCTGGGGTGCTCAATCCGCGGCCCAAGCCGCTGCTGCGTTCGGAGTTAACTAATGACAGCTAAGCAGAGATACGATGTACTATCCAGTCAACGTTCAGAGTATGTTGACCTAGCAGAGCAAGCATCTAAATTAACTATCCCTTACTTAATCAGTAAAGATGAAACCTCTAAAAGTCCAAGGAAACTTACGACACCTTGGCAATCAGTGGGGGCTAAAGGTGTAGTAACATTAAGTGCAAAGTTAATGTTAAGCCTTCTACCACCACAGACTAGCTTCTTCAAACTACAGGTAGATGAATCTAAGTTAGGAGACTATGGACCAGAAGTTAAATCTGAATTAGACTTAGCTTTTGCTAAAGTAGAGCGTGTAATTCTTGAAACCATTGCCGCTTCAGACGATCGTGTAGTAGTACACCAAGCGATGAAACATCTAGTAGTTACAGGTAATGCTCTTATCTTTATGGGTAAGGATGGTCTTAAATTATATCCCCTCAATCGTTATGTTGTTAGTAGAGACGGTAACGGTAATATAATAGAGATTGTTACCAAGGAAAGTATCAACAAAAAATTAATTGAGAAGCAAATACCTAACCTGATGAAAGGTGAAGTCACTGAATACAATGACGATGAGAATACAGACTGTGAGGTATACACACATGTAACGATTGACGCAAAGAAAGTCAACTGGCACCAGGAAGTATATGATAAGATCATACCTGGGACTCTAAGTAAATCACCTCTTGATGTTACACCTTGGCTTCCACTGAGATTCAACGTTGTGGATGGTGAGGATTATGGTCGTGGAAGAGTAGAAGAGTTTATGGGGGATCTTAAGTCCCTTGAAGCACTCTCTCAGGCCCTCGTAGAAGGCTCTGCAGCAGCTGCTAAAGTAGTCTTTACTGTATCACCCTCAGCCAGTACTAAACCAGCCACTCTAGCCCAAGCAGGCAACGGTGCAATCATTCAGGGAAGACCTGATGACATCGGTGTAGTACAAGTAGGTAAAGGTGCTGACTTCCAGACTGCTTACACAGCAATACAAGGTTTAGAGAAGAGACTAAGTGAAGCATTCCTTATCCTTAGTGTAAGGCAATCAGAACGTACTACTGCAGAGGAAGTACGGATGACACAGATGGAACTAGAGCAGCAACTAGGTGGACTATTCAGTCTACTTACTGTTGAGTTCCTTGTACCTTATCTTGATCGTAAGCTGTCTGTACTGCAGAAAAATAAAACTATACCACCTATCCCTAAAGATATAGTGAAGCCTACTATTGTAGCAGGTATTAATGCATTAGGCCGCGGCCAAGATAGAGAAAGTCTTACTATGTTTATGCAGACTATTGCACAGACAGTAGGTCCAGAAGCCATGATGAATTACATTAACCCTGATGAAGTCATCAAACGTCTAGCAGCTGCATCGGGTATCGACGTACTCAACCTAGTGAAGAGTATGCAAGAGATCCAAGGAGAACAGATGCAACAGATGCAACAACAGATGGCAATGCAAGAACAACAGAATGCTCCAGCTATGGCAGCTGTAGATCAAAAGCAAATGCAAGCTGAGATGCAGATGGCTGCTCAACAACAACAACAACCACCACAATAACTATGGCAGAAACATTAACAGTAGACACCACTCCAGATACTGAAGTACTAACAGCAGATGAACAAGAGTCTCTGGAGATTGGTGAACAAATGCAAACAGCTCAGGATAACCTCCTGGCTGGTAAGTATAAGGATGCACAAGAACTAGAGAAAGCTTACCTCGAACTTCAAACCAAACTAGGTGAATCACAAAGTACGACTGAAGACTCACCAGAAGAATTTGAACAGGAAGTTGAACCACCAGACGCCTCAGATATTCTAGATAGATTATGGGATGAAGCACAGAATGAAACATATAGCGATGACATTGTAAAAGAAATCAATGACATGAGTTCCTCTGATTTAGCTCAGATGCATTTACAATATAGACTTAATAACCAGCCTCAAACATTAACTGATACACAAGTTGGACAGTTAAAAAATATAGTAGGCGGTGATGATGGTTACCAGGATATGATGTCTTGGGCTAAGGGTGCTCTGAAGTCAACTGAGATTGATATGTATGATGCAGTGATGGAGAGAGGCGATCCAATGTCTTGCTTCTTTGCTGTTGAAGCTATGAGATATCGGATGGCTGAAGAGCGTGGTGTTGAAGGTAAGATGCTTACAGGTAAAGCACCTTCTAATAGTAGAGATAGTTTCTCAAGTCAAGCACAAGTAGTAGAAGCTATGAGTGATCCTAAGTATGATAAAGACCCTGCTTATCGTAAAGAAATCATGGATAAACTTGAAAGATCTGACCTGCAATTCTAGTTAAATGCTTAGACATATAGTACACCTCAGCTTCTTCACT